TAATATTACCGGATGGCCGCCCTTTTTTTTATGTGGGCCCTCGACCAATGAAATTCACGCTACATGGCTTCTTTATTACATGGGGACCATTAAATAGACTTCCGCACCAAGTTTTGATCACAACATGTGGGATCCACTTATGCACGAATTCCCTGAAAGTGTTCATGGTCTACGGTGCATGCTAGCTGTGAAATATCTTCAGGAGGTGGAAAAAACATATTCTCCGGACACAGTCGGCTACGATCTTGTTCGCGATCTTATTCTTGTTCTCCGCGCAAGGAACTATGTCGAAGCGACCAGCCGATATTATCATTTCAACTCCCGCGTCGAAGGTACGCCGACGTCTCAACTTCGACAGCCCCTATGTTTCCCGTGCAGTTGTCCCCATTGCCCGCGTCACAAAGGGAAAGGCCTGGACAAACAGGCCCATGAACAGAAAACCCAAGATGTACAGGATGTATAGAAGTCCCGACGTGCCAAGGGGCTGTGAAGGCCCTTGTAAAGTTCAATCGTTCGAATCTAGGCACGATGTCTCTCATATTGGGAAGGTAATGTGTATCAGCGATGTTACACGAGGAACCGGACTCACACATCGCGTTGGGAAGCGATTTTGTGTGAAATCTGTTTATGTTTTGGGAAAGATATGGATGGATGAAAATATCAAGACTAAAAATCATACTAATAGTGTCATATTTTTTCTGGTTCGAGACCGTCGTCCTACAGGGACCCCTCAGGATTTTGGGGAGGTTTTTAATATGTTCGACAATGAACCGAGCACTGCAACGGTGAAGAACATGCATCGTGATCGATACCAAGTTCTGCGCAAATGGCATGCTACTGTGACGGGAGGAGCATACGCATCAAGGGAGCAAGCATTAGTTAGGAAGTTTGTTAGAGTTAATAGTTATATTGTCTACAATCAACAAGAGGCCGGCAAGTATGAGAATCATACTGAAAATGCATTAATGTTGTATATGGCCTGTACTCATGCATCGAACCCTGTATACGCGACTTTGAAAATCCGGATCTATTTTTATGATTCGGTAACAAATTAATATATATTCAATTTCACATCATACGTTATCCATACATCAATTGTCTTTTCCAACACATTGTCCAGAACATGATAAACAGCTCTTATTACATTGTAAATACTAATCACCCCTAACATGTCCAAGTACTTAAGGACTTGGGTTTTAAAGACTCTCAAGAAAATCCCAGTCTGCGGGCGTAAGCCCGTCCAGATCTGGAACATTAGAACACATTTGTGAAGCCCCAGTGCTTTCCGCAGGTTGTGGTTGAACATGATGTGCACTTTGATTATGTCGTGTTCTTCCAGGCAAGGTCTGATGTCGTGTTTCATTATTTTGAAATAGAGGGGATTTGGAACGTCCCAGATATACACGCCACTCTCTGCTCGATCCGCAGTGATGTACTCCCCTGTGCGTGAATCCGTGATCATGGCAATTTATTGACATGTAATACGAGCATCCGCACGGTAGATCAATTCGTCTGCGCCTGATGTTCTTCTTCTTCCTCTGCGGTTGCGATTCTTTCGCGACCGGAATAGAGTGGTTCTTCGAGTGTGATAAAGATTGCATTCTTTAATGCCCACTGCTTAAGTGCTGCATTCTTATCTTCATCGAGATACTCTTTATAACTGCTGTTTGGTCCCGGATTGCAGAGGAAGATGGTGGGAATTCCACCTTTAATCATGACTGGCTTTCCGTACTTCGTGTTGCTTTGCCAGTCTCTCTGGGCCCCCATGAATTCTTTAAAATGCTTTAGATAGTGGGGGTCTACGTCATCAATGACGTTGTACCAAGCATCATTACTGTACACCTTTGGACTTAAGTCAAGTGGCCGCACAAGTAATTGTGTCCCCAAAGAACGCGCCCACGCAGTTTTGCCCGTTCTACTATCACCCTCTAAAACTATTCCTATGGGTCTAATCGGCCGCGCAGAACACACCACGTTACCTGAAACCCAATCGACGAGTTCTTGCGGAACTTTGTCGAAGGATGAAATAGAAAAAGGAGAAACATACACCTCTACAGGAGGTGCAAAAATCCTATCTAAATTATTTTTAATATTATGGTATTGAAAAATAAAATCTTTTGGTAGTTCTTCCCTAATTATTGCTAAAGCTGCTTCGGCTGAACCTGAATTTAATGCCTTTGCGGCAGTGTCGTTAGCAGACTGCTGACCGCCTCTAGCGCTTCTGCCGTCGACCTGGAATTTTCCCCATTCCAGTGTGTCCCCATCTTTGTCGATATAGGACTTGACGTCGGAGCTGGATTTAGCTCCCTGAATGTTCGGATGGAAATGTGCTGACCGACTTGGGGACACCAAGTCGAAGAATCTGTTATTCGTGCAGACGAACTTCCCTTCGAACTGGATAAGAACGTGGATATGCGGAGACCCATCTTCGTGCAACTCTCTACAAATTTTGATAAATTTCTTTGAAGTTGGAGTTTCTAGGGTTTGTAATTGGGAAAGTGCCTCTTCTTTAGTAAGAGAGCATTTGGGATAAGTGAGGAAATAGTTTTTGGCTTGTATTCTAAAACGCTTTGGAGGTGCCATGTCAGCAGAAACGAATTGGAGACAAGCAAACTTCCCATATGAATTGGAGACAGGAGCACAATATATATGGTGTCTCTAAATGGCATTTTGGTAATTATTCCAATAATTACTTTAATTCAAAATTCAAAATTGGAATTGGTAAAGCGGCCATCCGTC